TCTTTGCAGTAGTCTTCTTGGAAGACGATTCGGCAATCTGATTAGCCTTCCCCATCTTAGTACGGAAGTCCTCTGGCTCGGAATCTTCTGCCTTTACAGATGCGGCAGAAGATGCCTTCGAAACCTGTGTAAATCTTGCCGAGAGATCTTCATAAGATTTGAACTGATCTTCCGCAACAAACTCCTTAAGAGCATATTCCTTCTTCCACAATACTTCCAACTTAGAATCGTCGCCCTCAAAGAGTGGTGCAGGAGCAGAGAAGCCGCTCTTTTCATAGGAAACATACCCTGAATCCATATGTGCTTTCAACTTAAAGTTGGCTCCCTTCCAAAAATCAAAAGGATTAAACTTAGGCTCATCGGGATCGGAAGGATTCATGGCTTCCTGCAACTTATCAAAGATCTTCTTACCATACTTAAAAAGAAAGACCTTTCCTTCGTTGTCACGATTTGCGGGATCGGAAACCACAAGAATGTTGCTGATATAAGATAACTTGCGTTTACGATCACGGGCAATCTTCTTGTTGGATTCGATGCCGCTGTTCCAAAGTTCATTGTTTGCCTCGCAAACAGGACATTTGCGGCCAAGTGTCGTTGGACAGTTTTCAATGAACCATCCCCCCTTGCCTTGGAATCCGTGACTAAAAACCCGAATCATGGGAATCTCTTCGCCATCGGCTGCCGGGAGAAAACGAATCACAGCCATACCATTTCCACCCTTGTCTCGCTCAAGCGACCAGAAGCGTTCATCCTTTTGATAGCCACCTTCCTTGCCGCCCTGCTTTTCCATTTCCTTCTGTAGTTTATCAATACCGGTTTGAGCATTTTTCTTCAAATTAGCGAATGACATTGTATCTCCTTGTATTTTAAGTGTAGCGATGTGTTTGAATTGTAACTACGATATCACATTAGTCAAGAGGTAACTTCGTGGTTTTTCTTTTTCCACGAACCATATTCAACGATTCAAATTCACTCTTGAGTTTTTCACGGATAGGTTTTGAGAGCAACTTTGCAGCCGACTCAGGCTCAATACCATACTTTTCACATAAATCCATAACTGACTCCATATAATCACCCTTTCTTGATCTAGCAAGTTCCTCAACCTCCCTTGAGAAGTCGTGGTTAATATTCATAATTGATCCCATTCAGTATCTCCTTCTCCCTTTAAGTTTTCATTTATTGGCATGGTTTCAATGGTTTGAGTCCATCGAAAAATTGCTCTTTCAAATTCTTCTTGTGTCAGTAAAAGACCAAGTTGTTCACCCTTTTCGGTCATGAAACGGACACAATGATACTTTTCAATTTTTGCTGGCGGCAACACTTCATCCGAACTGAATAGTCGCTTGATGAATTTCATTTGCTATCTCCTGTACTTCTCTGAATGAGTATTTATCCCAATAAGTCTTGATTGTGCCAAACATGGACTTCTTATAATTCGAAGGCGATTCAACGAATTCCTGTAATGTTCCATCGTCAGTAACAATCAAAATGACCACTCTCTCAATCAAATCCTCTTTCTCATGAGATTGATTCCACATATATGCATATGCAGTTGTCTGATGAAAATAATTAAGAATCTGATCTTTAGTCTTATCTTTGCCTGCTGTTTTAAAATCAACTACAGCCAACTTACCATCGTATTCTGCAATACAATCTACTCTTCCTGCAAGAAGAATATTGTCTGACCACATTGGAATTTCGATTGCTCGGATGCTAGTAATTTTATCTAGACAAGGCTTCAGTAAATCAAACTTCATCCTATCAAATGGATCTTTTGGTACTATTTTCTCACCAAGATAATCTTCCATCACCTGATGTAGACGATTGCCTCTTGCTAATGCTTTTTTTGAAATGGCAAGATTTTGCGGATTTTTCCTCCACTCTCGCCAAAAGTCTTCCATTTCATGATTGACAACTGTGGTAACCGATGGATACCAACGAAAAGTTGTTGGGGATTGATAGTATCTACCTTTACCCTCTAATTCGACAGATTTCAACTTCATTGCTTAATAGTCACGCATTTTATGCCGTGGGTGTGCTTTCTTTATTTTAGATAAAACTTCCCTGAAACCGTTATCCACCTTGCCTACGCTGCCAACCCGAATAGGGTCGCAAGCAGATGGAGCCTCTTTAATGATCTGTTCTACTTTCTTCTGACCACATTTTTCACAAGGCTTTTTGGTTGGCTTCTTGCGATCATCAATACGAAGCATCTCTTCGAATTCATGGTTGCAAGCCCTACAGATGTAGTCATAGAATGGCATAGTACTAGTTGTATTTAGTCAACATCTGAATCGGAATTTGATGGACTTCCCTTAGCCGTCGTAATCGGTTGAACATCGCTACTCTTAACCCAAAAGAATTCCGGCCCCCACTCTCGGGAATAAGTGCTAACGAAATACTGCGTCCCCCAAACAGGATCTTCTTCGACCTTGCGAACGGTCGCAACCTTATCCAGCGAGTTAACATAAACCTTCTGAGGAACAACGCCCTGATGATTCTTAGACATTTTCTATCCTATTTTCTATCTTGAAACTTTACGGCATCCCAACATCCAAATTGGGATTTCATGTAATATACACCCATATTTAATCCCTGTCAAGTCTTGACAACTTAAGTTTTGTCTGTATACTATTCGGTATGATCCTTTTGGACATGAACCAAATCACTATTGCTAACTTGATGGCTGAGTCAAAGGGTAAGCCCAATATGGATATTGGTCTTATTCGTCATATGGTAGTCAATAGTATTAGACTTATCAGACTTAGGTTCTCAAGTGAATATGGTGAACCTGTTTTGTGTTATGACTCCCGTGTACGGGCGTGGCGCAAGGATATCTTTCCACAATACAAGGCCAATCGAAAAAAGGTTAGGGAAGAGTCCGATATTAACTGGGATCAGTTATGGGACATTCTGCGTCAGATCAAAAAAGAGTTGAAGGATGTCTTCCCCTATAAACTGATGGAAGTTGATTCGTGTGAAGGTGATGACATCATTGCAGTCCTTTCAAAGAATCTTGAAGGGAAGCATCTGATTGTATCATCAGACCACGACTTCTTCCAACTACAGAGCCTGCCGAATGTGAAACAATGGTGTCCTCGGACGAAAGAATTCATCGTCTGCGAAAATCCTAGAGAGGAACTTATACGCCATATCATGAGGGGAGATAGTGGCGATGGAGTTCCCAATTTCCTATCGGACGATTCTGTTTTTGTCGAAAGTAAACGACAAAAACCTATTTACGAGAAGAAACTTGTCGAATGGATTCAAGTTCCGCTAAATACATTCTGCACAGATGAAATGCTTCGCAACTACGAACGCAACAAGACCATGATCGATTTTTCACGAATTCCGAATAGAATTGAAACCGCAATTATGAGTGAATTCGAAGTCCCTTCTGAAGGCAATCGATCAAAGATATTACCGTATATGATAGAAAACAATATGCGTTTGCTTATCGAACACTTACAGGAGTTTTAAACATGTCAGCGAATTTAACTATTGCAGAGATTCTAATTGATATTAAGAACAAGGCCAAAGGACCGCAAGATATTGTTCGTGGTCTTCAAGCAAATAACACAATAACCATGCGAGAACTGTTGAAATATGCATTCGATGGAACTGCCTGGTATAGAAAGACTCTACCGGATTTCACCGAAGACGGCAGTCCTGATGGATTAGCACCATCTTCTCTTTGGGCGGAAGTTCGAAGACTTTACATTTTCAAAGAAGAATACAACCTTTCCGCTAAACGAAAGGATGAAATCCTGATTCAGATTCTTGAATCCATTTCCAAAAAGGAAACAGAAATGCTCAAGTCTATGTTTGAGGGATCTTTCAAGTATTCATACGGAATCGATAAGGAAATGGTTGAAAAGGCTTTCCCTCAAATCTACACAACAAGATCTATGGCCGTATGATTAGCCCATTTGGCTAAGTAAAACGAGTCAACCACATCCGAAACTGGACTGATACAGTCCTTGGCATTAGGGGTCATCTCTTTCATGAGATCGACCCCTGTGTCTTTAATAAAGTGAGCATGCATGATGTCTTTATTAGAATTGCCTTTACCTGTAGCGAATTTCTTTAAAGATGTTGGTGCGATTGTCTCAAACTTGAAACCCTCACTCCACAGTTTGTGTTTCAACAAGCCGCAATTTTCTGCTATGTGGAAAACTTTACCTTTAGACCCCATGGCATAATCCTCTATCACGATTTTAGCACGAACATCATCAATACAAGCCATCGCCCATTCTGAAATATCATGAAATCTATGCTCTTGAGTTTTCCACAATTCCTTGTGTGGGTCTCCAACGATACTAATCTTACCCATTAAAGTTTGAAATTGATATTCTTTCACATGTCGTGAAGTTGAAGTCAAGTATCTCACAGACCACTCCTCACCATCAAATAAACAGATGGCTGGAGAAGTCATAGAATAATCTATTCCATAAACTCTCATATTATTATGTATTGACATTTCAAGATTTTAGGATACAATTTACGCAATGAATATTGAAAGAATCCGTGAAATGGCCGAAACCGACCTGAAAATGGACGGAACTGAACTTGCAGATGAATCTGTTCGAATTCCTCAACTGCATGGAAAGTATCTTAATATTTTCCACGACGAATCTCTCATATTGAGAAAGTATGAGGCTGATTACAAAATTCTTCGAAGACAGAAATGGGAGTACTATTCGGGCAAGATGTCAAAAGACGAACTTACCGCTTTAGGTTGGGAGCAGTTTGACCACAGAATTCTTCGGCAAGATATGGATGTTTATCTTGATTCAGATGCTGATTTGATCAAGATCCAAACGAAAATTGACATGCAAAAACAAAAAGTTGACTATCTAGATTCTATTCTCAAAGGAATCAACAATCGTCAATGGGTCATTCGCAACGCCATTGAGTGGCGTAAGTTCATGTCTGGTGTAACCT